TTTTTATAATCGTGATATAAAGCTTAATCGTGCTCTGCTTTCTTCCGATAGCAGTGAGGTCGATTATGTATCGTTTCATAATGTATTCGTTGTCGAAAATTTCTGTAGATGGCAGTGTCTCCGCTGCGGCCAGATTAATGTTGACCAGCTTAAAAGTGATCACAGTCTTAAGACGGTCGATTCCTTCCGGTGTCAAGTATCCTGCCATCTCATAAATTACATCGTTAATTAATTCTGCTTTCGTCATAGCAATTCCCCCTTTACGATCTGGGTAGAAAATGCTATACTCTTCTTGTCGAGGGAAGTGTATAACACTTTCTAAAGGGCTTGTGTTACCAGCACAGGCTCTTTTTTAATTAGTAGTTACGTACATATGGTCGGAACATATGTTCTTTAATATGTATTTTTTTACCGGCGTGTTTCAGCCGGCAAAAATTTCAATATTCAGTTTTTCATAAATTTATATCCTGGTACTCTGATAGCTCTTGGGCTTCCAACTTTGTCATCTGTCTCCAGCTCTCCATTGTCAATCATCCTCATCAGATGGCTGTGAACGCTGGATGTGCTACTTAATCCCACCATTTCACCGATTTCCCGAACGGTAGGCGCATACCCATGCTGTTCTATGTACCAGATAATTGCTTTTTTTATCTTTTTTCGAACTTTTACACCATGTTCTGTTGTGTGCATCATTCCTCCGATTTTTCCATCCACTTTCTAAAATCCTTCAAGCAATCATCGCATAAATCATATATTTTTTTACAACCTCCCGAATCTGTTACTATTCCAATTCCTAAAGTTGTTTCTTTTACTCCGATTCTTGGATGCAATTCATAAATCGAATTTTTTTCATAATTTTTTCCACATCTATCACATCTTTTTATAACCATTTGTATATATTCCTTTCATTTATTAAAGTTCTCTGCCCAAAACTTCAAAAATGCCTCTTAATACTCGTCCAATTGTTAGCGGAATCATGGAAAGTATCCAAGCAATGATAATAAGTAATATTATCGGCCAGAATGCTACCTGTGCCAGCGTATCCATCTCATCTACAGAATCATCTTCTAAGAATCCGGCAAATACGCATCCGATAAACGCATATATTATGATTCCTATAATAATCTTCATTTCGTCACACCTTCTTTCATCCGTTAAAGTTCAGTTTAATTCTTCAATGCTTTCTCGCAGTTCCTCATAATAGTTAATCTGATCAGTACAATGATTGTCCAGTATATCAATCATTTCCCTTTTTGCATCTTCTAAGGATTTTGCTTGCATGAAATCCATGCGACCATCGATCACGGACTGCCATCCTATCTCATCACCGCAGTAAACAATACTTCCAATAGTGACACTTCCGTAATAAGCGACTATGTTTACTTGTTTTTCCCAATCACTTTGTTCTGGTTCAACCTCTTTCCATTCCATTGTGCACATAGTTTTCCTTTCCTCCAATTCTTCCTGACTGTATTTCCGATAGCTGATTCCGTAATTTGTGAATCCACCGGATTGATATGTTATGCATCGTGACATTTCATACCCCTCTTTCAGTTTAAATACTTATTGATTGCTTCTTTCACATCTGATAAACGTACCCACTGATCTACTTCCTTGTCTCCTTCGTAAGCCGGTGCGTCTTCCTGTTTAGCACGTTCCGCAACCTCTGCCAGCACTGCAACTGAATAGTTTATAATTGCTTCGTTTCTGATTTTTTCATCTGTTATTACAGGAAGTTCTTGTAATGCTGTCATCCTGTCAGATTCATAGCAGTAATTTTGCATAACTGCGTTAATTGCATCCTGTCTTTTAATTAATTCACCCATCTCTTCTACCTCCACTAAATTCTAATTTTCAGCTATTTCCATTTTGGATATAGTTCCGTTTAATTGTCTAAAATATAGTCCAGCTCTTTTTCTACGTTTCCTTGCTCGAGTTGGAACATAATTCTTTCCCATTCTCCGCATCTGCACCTCTCTAATAAAGTAAAATAGTCTTTTCTGCAACTATCTAAATATGTCTGTTTAACATCTTCTTTACACTCTGTAATTGTTACATTTTGCTCACTATCACTTTTATGATGCTGCGTAGTTAATCTGTACTTCATATGTGATACCTCCGTTAAATTCTAAAATTTAACTACGCTAAAATTCTCAATAGCAGCCTATGCTCACTTTTTACTGCCACGTCGGTCGCCCACATAATAACTCGACCGATTTCCCATGTGATCATTCTTTCAATGTTTTTCTTACGATTAAATCAACCTTGGCATACTGCTTTTTCTTTTTTCGATAGGATTTGAACATTTGAAGCCAGCTATCATAATACTCAATGCTCTGATACTGATTTGCAGTATAATGAACTGGTTCGAAGCAACGCAGTTCATATTTTCCGCTGAGCATTTTTTCTTTCGCCAATTCTAAAAAGCCTACTCTGCTATATGTCGTATCTATTACGACAGTTTTTATTTGTGTATGGCCAGCTATACTTTGCAAGCTCATTTGCAATTCGTCAAAATAAAAATTATTAATATTCCGTCCACTCCATGTTCTGCGTGCGAATACTTCAAATGTAATAGGCATAGGAATAGGCATTTTTAAATCTTGAGCCATTTTAAAAGTTAATTCACACATCGCACGATTCGGGCAAACTATTAATGAATACTTATCAGCATGGCACATTTCTATTAACATTCTAGTTTTCCCCTGCTGTCTTTTTGATAAAACAATCTCTTCCATTTTATTTCTC